ATTTGGACATACTGTTGGAGTGATGACCGCTACTCTTATGTCATCTGTTATGATAGTGAATCCAATTATTGGTTTTGCGATGTCTGTGGTAATTCCCGCTTTGGGTTTTATCAACTGTACGTTTATGTTGCTGGGAATTAGATTCCGGAAACATATAAATACAGTAACTAAATTAGCACAATCGATTGATTTTGTTGTGTCGACTGCTAGAAGCGCATTGCATCGCAAAAACCGCATTATTTTTGGTGCTTTAATGGTGATGTCTGTTGGACTTGCTTATTATAATTATAAGAAAGTTAAACCATCATTTGAGCCAAGTGGTAATGCGTTTGCGGTTCCAGAACCAAGAGTGAATGAACGCACTAATAATTATTGGACCGCAAGCCCTGAAAATTATCCAGAGAAATTTGGTGTTTCAGGGTTTCAGACTACTCCGTCAGAGCTTTATAATATTATGAAGACTCAGACGGTGCGAGTCCAGGTGTTTCCCCCTGGGATTCGTAATTTAACGGACGCGGAAGGTTCTAATTGTATTGGATGTTGTGGTGTTACTATGGCCGGTGGGCTTTTAGTAGTACCTAAACACATTGTTGCGAGTAGAATTGGACAGTTGATTAATGTCCGTAGGGATTCAAATGGTGTTATTTGTAATAGCGCCAATTGGATATTGGATGAAGATGATATTTATTATCCACCTGGTACGGATTTCGCGTTTTTGTTTACGCGTCATCTAGGAGCCGCGAAGGATCTTCGAAGATATCTACCAACCCGAATTGTCAAGGATAATGTCAATGTTTTGTGGCATTTGCTGGATAGTGATGGTTCAAAGTATTTGTGGAAGAAAGGTTCGGCCTTTACCCGCTTTGATAATCATACTCCAGTATCATCAGTAGGAGTGTATGATGGATATACTTTTGCTATACATGATGAGAAACAAGAGAGATATGAATCCAAATCTGGATATTGTATGTCTATGTTTTTGTCGTGTACGAATCCTTCGATAATTCATAGCTTTTATCTTGCTGGTAGTGATAAGTTGCATAGATCAGCCCCGTTGCTAGTATCATATGTAGATGCTGCATTAGATTTCTTTAAAAAGAATAAGGGGAGGGCATTGCTTCCATCCGCTGGTGAGTTTAAAGCACATACGGAGTTGAAACGCACCTGTGCCAAACGCAGTCCGCTCAATTTCTTGGATAAGAGTGAAGAGAAGAATTTGAGCTTTGATTGGTTAGGGAGTGTTGAAACTTCTCGCAGATTTTATGGTACGGTTAAACCAACCCCTATGGCTGAACATATTGAACCAATATTTGGTGTTGACCATAAATGGGCTAGTCCCAAGAATATTGGTAATTGGAGGCCTTGGTGGGATAATTTAATTGCTATGTCTGCGAAAGTTAACGCTTTTGAATCGAGTACTCTTAAAGTGGCCTTTGAGGACTTAAAAGGATCTTTGATTCAAAAGTGTAAAAATTATGAAGGATTTTCAGGTGAGAAGTTCATTGATTTGGTTCATCCTGTTAGCAAAGAGGTCGCCATTAATGGTGTGCCTGGTGTTGCTGGATGTGATAGAGTGAAGATGAATACTTCTGCTGGATATCCTCATAATTGCTCCAAGAAAGTTGTTTTAGAGGAAGTTCCTGATACTAAGTATCCTTGTGGAGTTCGTTTAGAGCCTAATAAGGCTGTAGACGAAGAGATAGATAGGATTATTGATTGTGCATCAAGGGATGAAAGATCAAACGTAGTGTTTAGAGCTTCTTTGAAAGATGAACCCACTAATGTTACGAAAGAAGAAGTGAGAGTTTTTGCTGGTTGTTCTGTTTCCTATTTAGTTGCTGTTCGTATGTATACGAGCATGTTAGTTAAGTTTATGACAGATAACCATCTTCTTTTTAATACTGTGGCTGGAGCAAATTGTCACGATTACGATTGGACTTTGATAGGTAATTATATGGCTGAATATTCTACTAAGAATGTTATAGCTGGAGATTACAAAAAGTTTGATAAGAAGGTTTTGGCTGAATTGATGTGTTTAGCCTGCGAATTGACATTGTGTATGTTAGAGCTAGCAGGTTATAGTGAAGAAAACCTAAGGATAGCTAAGAATCTTATATTCGAATCGTGCTTTCCCATATATGAATGGAATGGTGATTTCATTTCAATGTGTGGGTCAAATCCATCCGGTCAACCATTGACTGTTTGGATTAACAATTTAGTTAATTTATTATATCAAAGGTATGTGTTTTATACTTTTTATCCTTCATCCGTAAAGTTTGATGATTGTGTACGGATTCTTGTGCTGGGCGATGATAATATCATGTCAGTAAAAGATGGATATGAGAAATACAATCATACCGCGATACAAGACGTTTTGGCTAAGTTGGGGATGGCGTATACAATGGCTGATAAATCAGCAGGTAGTGTACCGTACATCCCATTGGAGCAGGCTTCATTATTGAAGCGATCGATTATATGGAATGAGGATTACCAAACCTATATGTGCCCGATTGAGGAGAAAAGCATTTATAGGTGTTTGAGTTGTCACATGTTAAAATGTGGTAAGGAGAGTGAGACTCTCAAATTACATTGTAAGATGATGGTACAAACAGCTCTTACTGAATGGTTTTATCATGGTAAAGAGATATATGAAGATCGTTTTGAAAAGTGTATGACTATGCTCCAGAAAGCTGGTCTAGGAATGTTTACGAGGGATCAGTTTTCAACTTTTGAAGAGCAAGAGATTGCTTTCAAAAGACGGGTTATGGAGTCACAGTGTTTGAAGAGCATTGAGATTAAGTTTCCCTGGTCAGTTTCTATGGAAGCTGACACCCAACAAGTTTTCATTGAGACTTTTGAAGTGATTGAAGACTATTGTGAGACACTTTAGTGGTGCGTGGCGGGTCACTTTTCGCCATTTCGTTGAAAGAGTGTCGTGCGTATTGGTTACCGTTATATGTTATTATTTGTTCATTTAGATAATATTAATAGGCTTGCGTACGGAGGTATAGGTAAATCTAGGCGTTATTTAGCGCGGAGTAGCCGCTCAAATTAAATGTACCCTTCATAGAGTAGTAATTCGTAGACTATGATTGTAAAGTTGGATTGCAACAAGTGAAAAAGAACAACAAATAGAGTTTATGGACTCAACACCGCAACCCGAAGTAGTGATGCCTAAGACTGATTACGTTGAAACGAATGTTGGTGAATATACCGACGTCGAATTGGGTGATTTCTTAAGCAGACCTATTAGAATTGCAACAATACCGTGGAGTTATGCTACGAATATCAATGGATCTATGAATCCATGGGCTTTGTATTTTAACAACACGGTAATTAAAAATAGGTTAGCATACTATAATTTGTTAAAATGTAATTTATGTGTAAAAATAGTGGTAAATGGTAATGCATTTCAGTATGGAAAGATGATTTGGGATTGGCTTCCTTTTTCCGATTCATCTGCGTATGGTGGTACTTCTATGGTAGATAATTTTTCTGTTACAGACACATCTGCAGTATATTATTTCAATGCTGCTTCGCATAGACCTTATGTTTCCATATCACCTCTTGATTCGCAAGGGGCGTGTATGGAGCTTCCATTCTTTTGGCCTAATAATTTCATGAGTATTCCTAACGAAGATTGGTATGAGATGGGGAATTTGAGGTATTTTACTTTGAATCCCGTATTGCATGCCAACACAGAATTGCCTACGGATCCACCTATAATAACGGTGTTTGCGTGGGCCAAAGATGTAAAGATTTCGGTGCCAACTTCATTAGCACCGTTGACTTTACAGCCACAAGCAGGCGATGAAACCTATGGAAAGGTTTCAGGACCTATGACATCAATAGCTAGCGTGGCTGGTAGTATGGGTAAGGTTCCTGTTATAGGACCTTATGCCACAGCCACATCTACGATAGCAAAAGCAATTGGTAGCGTAGCAAAGATGTTTGGCTATGCTAGACCGCCTATAGAAACACCTATGGCACCGATGAGACCTGATTATATTGGTAATCTTGCGAATACAGATAGACCTGAGTTGGTACAAAAATTAACTTTGGATTCTTCACAGGAAGTAACAATAGATCCGGGTATTACTGGTGTCAATTTTGGTGATGAATTGTCAATTAAGAGCATAGCTGGGCGTGAGACGTATTTGGATACGTTTACTTGGAATTATTCACAGGGTGCTGACGCATTCCTTTGGAATGTAATGGTTACTCCGTTATTGTATAAGTTAATTCCTGATTATACTGTTACCAAAGCTTTATATCCAACAGCACTTGCATACGCATCGTTTCCTTTTAGATATTGGAGAGGATCTCTCAAGTTTAGATTTGAGGTGGTTTGCTCTAAATTTCACAGAGGGAGATTACGTTTGTTGTATGATCCTAAGGCTGTACCTAATGTCGCTGATTTCAATAAGAATTATCAAACGATTCTGGATTTGGACGAATCAACTGATTTGACTGTTGAAGTACATTGGTGCTCAGACCGTATGGCCTTATACGTTGGAGCAGTGAACTTTACTAGTATTCAATATGGTACAGTTCCATTAGGACCGAATAGTTCGAGTAATGGAGGTTTGTATCTATATGTATTGAATAATTTGAGTGTTCCTACAACTGCTGTCGCTAGTGCTAGCAATTTGGCATATGTTAATGTTTATGTTTCTGCAGGAGACGATTTCGAAGTCGCAGTTCCGGATAGCGTTAATATGGATTTGATGTCAATTACAGAGCCTTTCACACCTGCCGCAGGAATGGAGGTGTATGGTTCTAAGAAGCCGACTTATTTTGAAGTCGGCACCTCCAGTAGTTCTAGGAATATGGATCTAGGAATATTTGGAGAAAAGGTGGTGACGTTTCGTTCTATTTTGAAGAGATATTTTGATTATCTGGCGGTTTCCCTTGCGGGAGGATCGACAGCTACTACATTATATTTTGTTTCTTGGTTGAATAGACGTTTTCCACTTTATCCGGGAAATGACGCTGCTGGTATAAATACAATTACGAATTTATTGACCACGGGTAGTTTTCCTGGTAATAATTATAGGATGAATCCATTAGTATATTTAATGTCTGCGTTCTCTGGATGTAGAGGATCTTTCAGATATAAGTATATGTTTATGTTGAATAATGCTAGTGGTTCTTCCAATAATAACTGTTTAATAGCTTGCACCAGACAGAATGCGATAGCGTCTGGTGTGGTTACATACAGTGCTTCGGGGACTTCATCACCCCTAACTACTACTACTGCGCAAGCAGCTTTCAAGAAGATGTCATCTTCTTGGAATGGAGCAACAGCGATTGTTCCATCACGGAGCCCTATCATGGAAATAGAGGATCCGTATTATGAGCGGTATAAATTTGTGAACCCAAAGATGTTGAAAAATAATACAACATCACATTTTGGAGGGCACAGTTTACAAATACCACTCTTTGGACAGGTGAATACAGCAGCAACAAATTTAGCTTTATCATACGTGTCCACTGGGGAGGATTTCAACCTGATGTTTTACACAGGTCCTCCTATATTATGGACCTCAGCTTACTATTAGCTGAGGTTTGGCTTTCCTTAAATTTGAGATTGTAAGCTGCGGTCATTACATGCCACGATTTAGATTTTGAATACAGTTGTACAATTAAGGTGTGATAGGAAAGTCACAAAAAGTCCCCTTCGGCAAGGGCAAGGGCGAAGTTTCGTCCTCATGGCACCGAGAGTAATAAGTTTTTGATTTAGTTTTCAAACGACACTTTCGGGTGTCGTGGAATTTTTATAAGTCTGAAGTTTATTAATTTGAGGTGCCATGTGAATCCACATGGCCTG